ATTTATGTATATTGTTTCAAGTGTTTCAAGTGTTTAATAATTTTAAGTATATCAAAGAAGAAATTTATATTTTAGTATTTTTTAGCAAACTAAGACGAATAATAAAAATTGATATACACTTGAAAAATTGATATTCAAAAGCAATAATAATCTATTCCAAAAATTGATATACAAGTAAAAATTAATATATAATAGAAAATGAATAATCCACTTGGTTATACTTATGGAATAAGTAACCGCCTAGATTATATTGAAATATCTGGGGGGGAAAAATATAATAGATTTTCGTAATAACGATGTTTTAATAGAGTTGTTAAAACATTATAAAAAGGTAATTTATAATTGTCATTGCCCGTTGGAATGGCTTCCAGATGAAGTAATGTGGATTGAAGTTAGAGAGACTTATGATATTGATAAAATTAATAGTGAGATAACTATTTATGGTGAGGAAAAGAATTATTTAGGTAATATAGAATTCTTAGAGCAAATTACAAAATATAAAAAACTAATTTATTATAATGAGGAACCAATAAATTGGTTGCCAGATGGAATAACACATTTAGAAATTCATAATGATGAGTTTAATCATTCATTAGATAATTTGCCGGCTAGTTTAATATATCTAGGTATTTCTGGAAAAAAAATGGTTTATAGTGAGTAAGCATTTAACCAATCTCTAGATTATTTGCCAATTGGATTGAAATGTTTGCAATTAAATACTTTATAAAATGAAATACCATTAAATAATTTACCACCTGGATTGGAATATTTATTTATAGTTCAACGTGAATATTCATTACCGTTGGATAATTTACCAGATGGTGTAAAAATAAAAGTAATATTGGGGTATGAAAATGAAGATGTTATGCGTCAACAAAACCTTATGCCAGAGGCATTTAGAATGGTTGGTTTATAGTGATAGGTAATTTGTTAATACATTCACACTTTATCCAATGAGTGCGCAAATTCTTTAACAAGTTTCAAATTACGTTCATCACGTTCATCTATTTTTATTAAATGTCTGGAATATGTATCTGTGATAGTTGATCTATTTAAATTGCCTTCATACCAAGAATATTTATCTTGTGATATTACTGAACAATTATATTCCCTTTTTTCGAAATATTTCAATAGTAATATTAACATAAAATCATCTTTTTCACAACCTCTGCCCCTTGGACAATTTACATTTACAATATACATTTTGTCATTATATACTGTTAATAATTTTATATCACCAGAAGTAGAATTATGATTCACCAATATAAATGTATAATAACTTTCTGCAAGGTTCTCTATAATTTTTTTAAGGTTATTATATGCAATAAGTAAATCTATTTTTCTATCTACTTGTGCGCATACTATTAAATTTTCAACATCAATGAAAACTATATTTTTTTCTTTTGGTAATAAGTTATTAGGGAGTATTATATTATCTATTAATTCTATATAATCCAAATATGCATCACAAAAAAAATCATATGTGTGTGGTTTATTTAGAGTTTCCGCAGAATTTAAATCTATGTTTAATTCACTTAAAATAAATTTATAAAAATCGTCCTTTGGAACATTTTCTTTTTTATACTGAATAATTATTTGCGAGATTGTGAAATCATTGTCCACACTTCTGCTCATATTACTTTCATTACTTTCATTGTTTTGAAATACACTAAATCCATTTCTATATAGACCACTTCTTGTAGGTGATCTACTTCTTGTAGGTGATCTACTTCTTATAGGTAATCTACTTCTTATAGGTAATCTACTTCTACTATATCGTGAAGGTGATCTACTTCTACTATATCGTGAAGGTGATCTACTTCTACTTCTTCGTGAAGGTGATCTACTTGCACCCCCAATCTGCTTCTTTGTCTTCCGATTCCATTTATTTTTGTTAGTTTTCCTATTGAATTTATTCTTGATATGCTTTTTAAACTTGCGTTTAGTAAGAATATTTGCCATAGCAAATTAATATTTTAATTATTTTAGTTATTATATTTATTATAGAAAATAAATAATTTGATGAATAGATAAAAAATAGATAAAAATACAAAATATAAATAAAATATAAATAAAATATTATTGTTTTAATTTCTTTTGTTTTTCTTCATAGAATATTTTTTACTAGAAGAGTATTTTTTATTCTGGGAAACAGTTTTTGCTTTGTTTAAATGTCCGCCTCTATGTTCTCCCTTTTGCAACTCCTTTTGCAATTTATTCTTAGTTAATTTTAACCTGAGTAATTTAATTTTCTTAGTTAATTTAGATTCATATTTACCGCCACTTTGGACTGGAGCAGTAGTAGTGGAAGTAGTATTTATTTGTTTATCGCCTTCTTTTATAGTATTATTAATATCTTCATTCATAGAATCATTTAATTTATTTATTGCTTTGGTAATATCATCTTCAGAAGGGGTATCTGCTTTACCTTCTTTTTCTTCTTCTTCTGCTACTTCTTCTTTCCCATCGGGTTGTGATGAGGGATTTGTTGTTTCTAGTTTATTTATATTATTACTATTTGCTGTAATTATATTGCCAGGGGTGATAGATGAATTTGATTCAGTAGATTCTTGTGTGCTATTCATATAATCATCTACAGAAACAATATTTTTACCGACATTATTAGTATTATTAGTATTATTAGTATTACTGCCTACTTTATTAAGTTCAGGTTTTGTTGCAACTTGTGGACTGGCATTGGAAGTATTACCACTAATTACTTTTTTAGATAGATAACTATTTGCAATATTTGCTGTATTAGTTGCCATAGTAGCAAGACCTGCCACGTTATCTCCAATACTTCCTAGAAAGTTTTTAATGCCACTGGTAGCTTTACCAATAATACTTTGCCTGGTTGCAGGTTCTTCTTCCTCTTCTGTATTGGCTTCATATTCGGCTGCTTTTGCATCGGCTTCTTTCATTTTTTTATCTACTTCGAATAACCCATTAATATATCCATCAATTTTTTCCATATCCTGTTGTCGAGTTGCATTCATATATCTTTGTGTATAATCTTTAACATGACGCAATAAATCTACTAATTCTAACTGCACTGAATCAATCTTATTCTTTAATATTTCAAAGTGGGCAGTGGTCATTAAATTAGTTGGCGGTTGCATCATCATTTGCGAATACAATTGATTTTGATTTTGTTGATATGGCATATATTGTGGTTGCATTGGTGTTTGCATTGGTGTTTGCATTGAAAATTGTTGATTGTGTTGTGGCAAATGTTGTTGGTTTGGTGGCATAAAAGATTGTTCGCCGTGTATTGGATTTATAGGAAATAATGTTGGGCTCATGTATTTAGATTGGATTCGATTAAGATTTTCATTTTCCCCTCTAGAAGGATTCATCATATTTTGTTTAATTTGATTTAAAAACTCGGCTTTTTCGGCATCTGATATCGGCATTTTATCTATTTTATCAATAATAATATCTATGTCAAGTGGGTCTTTTTTATTTGCAGTCGATTTATTTGTTGATGCTGTTGTGGATTGCATCGATGGTGTTGAAGTTGTTTTCTGAGATGGATTATTCATTGGTGGTGTTGCTATTACTATATTAGAATTAGAAAAATATAAGAAAATATAAGATATAAGACAAAAATGTAAAAAAAACTTATTCTAGAAGATGATAAAAAAATATATGTGTTGAAATATGTTATTAACAACGAGGCATTCTTCCACCTAAATAAGGATCCATTTGCAAGGGAACGTAGCGTGCAAACTGCGATGTAGGAAGATGATAAAGTGTAGTATCAATTACACGTCCCATATTTGAAGGATTGCCTCGGATAACAACTTGTTGGGGTTTGCAGGTATTCATATCCCCATTAGGGCAAGGGTTTTGATAGTAGAGAGTTGGGCAACGGCTGGCTAAACGGGTTTGACCTTTGAGGTCGGATTCAAGGTCGACCATATTGCCTTTAATAATTGAAACATCATTTCCACCTACAATTCCAAAATTCACCCTACTTGGCGATTTATTTACATAACGGCAATCGTCTACCATATAAGCAAAAGTTCCAACCTCCTGGGCTAAATCATTTTTGTATGCACAAGAATCATATATTAAATGAGTGAAAGCCATACTGTAATAATTTAATTTATAAAATCTAAAGCCAAATCTAAATATAAAGTATTTATTATATTCTAGGAAGATAAAAAATTTTATAAAAAACGCAAAACTAAAAATACAAAACTAAAAATACAAAATAATTTGAAATTGATAAAAATTGATTATGCTAGAAAGAAATAACAAAAAACAAAAAACAAAAAACAAAAAACAAAACAAGTAATATAGTAATATAGTAGTATAGTAATATAGTAGTATTCTAGAATAACATAATAAAAATATATCCTTCTAGGAAATCATAATGTCCAAGAAGCTAGAAGAAGAATATTTAATCCACGGTACACAAGATGACAATCTCCTTAGAATATTAAAGAAAAATGCAATACAAGCTAAACCACCAAAGAAAAATATTACAATGTTAGTTAATAAACCTTCTAATCAAATATTCACCCAATTAATTTATAAAGATATACCAAATGAAAAGACACAAAAAGCATTTTGGGGTAGTTGTGCTATAGTATTATCTAAACAATTATTAAAGGATTATCCATTTTATGCTACATATGTAGGTGGTTTTAAGGATAATTTTCAAGATGCCTTTAAGGAAGATAATGAAGATAATGTAGATAATGAAGAACATATAAAAAATAATATATTCATTAAAAGTCCATCTGGTAATCTATCTAAAATGCCAAATTTAACTAAGTTAAAAAATAAAATAAATCAATTTTGCAATGAAGGTGAAAAGTTGTTTAGGAATATAAATTTTATGCATTCCCACGAAATACTATTCAACCGAGATATTCCATTAGATAAATATTGTGTGGCAATTATTGAAGGTGCATATGAACATTCACCAGAAATAGAAAAATTATGCGCTGAAAGAGGAATACCTTTTACACAATTGAAAAAACCTGGGAAAAAAGATACTAAGAGTATAGGATTGAATAATTTTATTGATTTAGTAGATAAAATACAAAATAAAAATAAAAATACAAAATAAATATTGAATAAATATTGAATAAATATTGAATAAATATTGAATAAATATTGAATAAATATTGAATAAATATTGAATAAATATTGAATAAATATTGAATAAATATTGAATAAATATTGAATAAA